CTTACCCTACTCAATTATTTAGGGAAGATTATTTTAAATGTCCTATCTGGTTTGCAGATGCACCAGAGTTTGAAAAGAAATTAAATGATGCATCAGATAAATATATTGAAGCATCTAAAAAAAATTTAAAACCAGCAATTGATAAACGTAATAAAAAGTTTGGTGATAAAGGTGACATGGGTCATGTATTCCATTCTACATCTTTAATTGGAGATCCTGACTTTTTAGAATTACAAAATTACATTGGTGCAACAGCACATAACTTATTAGGTGAAATGGGTTTTGATATGTCAGGTCATCAATTGTTTACTACAGAAATGTGGGTACAAGAATTTGCTAAAAAAGGTGGTGGACACCATACTTTACATACCCATTGGAACGGTCATATCTCTGGTTTTTATTTTTTAAAAGCTAGTGAGAAAACATCATTACCGTTGTTTGAAGATCCACGTGCAGGAAACGTAATGAATCTGTTACCAGAGTTAGATAAATCAAAAGTAACTTATGCTAGTTCAGCAATAAATTATCAAGTTAAACCAGGTCGAATGATATTCTTTCCATCATATATGCCTCATCAATACATTGTTGATATGGGTTATGATCCGTTTAGATTTATACATTGGAACTGCCAAGCAATACCAAAAGGAGTATTAAATGTCATTCAAGAAAAATAAATATACAGTATTAAAGAAAGCTATTTCACCAGAACTAGCGGAGTTTGTTTATCAATATTTTTTAAACAAAAGAAATGTTGCAAGATTTTTATTTGATCAAAAATACATTTCACCTTTTACAGAATATTATGGTGTATGGAATGATGAACAAGTACCTAATACCTATTCACATTATAGTGACATTGCAATGGAGACATTACTTCAGCAAGTTAAACCTGTTATGGAAAAACATACAGGTATAAAATTATCAGAGACATATTCTTACGCAAGGATTTATAAAGAAGGTGATGTCCTAGCTCGTCACAAAGACAGATACTCTTGTGAAATATCTACAACATTAAATCTAGGTGGTGAGTCATGGCCCATTTATTTAGACCCAACAGGTAAACAAGGTCAAGCAGGAGTTAAAGTGGACCTTGAACCAGGAGATATGTTAATATATTCTGGTTGTGATCTTGAACATTGGAGAGAAGAATTTAAAGGTAAGAATTGTGGTCAAGTATTTTTACATTATAATAAAGCTAGTTCAAAAACAGCTAAAGAAAATTACTTAGACAAAAGACCTTTACTAGGTGCACCGGCTTGGTTTAAAGGTGTTAAGTTGACAAAATCTAAGAAATAGTTTACAATGTAAACTTGTAAGGGGAGGACCCACCACGAAATCCCCTTACTTTTAATCTGTTGCTCTCAATATAAATGTGTTATAACCTAATAAACGGATTAATTTATGTTACAAAAATTAGGATTTTTACCAGGCTTTAATAAACAAGTTACATCTACTGGTGCGGAGTCACAATGGACAGGTGGAGAGAATGTTCGTTTTAGATATGGTACACCAGAGAAGATAGGTGGTTGGGCTCAGTTAGGTGAGTCTAAATTAACTGGATCAGCCAGAGGTTTACATCATTTTGTTAACACAGCTTCTACAAAGTTTGCAGCTATAGGAACTAATAGAATTTTATATGTGTATTCCGGAGGTGTGTATTATGATATTCATCCTTTAGTTAATCCAGCAGGTACATCTATTACAAGTGCTTTTAGTACAACTAACGGATCACCAACAGTTACAATTACATTCCCAACAACTACTACTTTTCAACCGGGAGATATTATTTTATTTGGTGATGATACAACTTTCTCAACAATAACAAATTCTGATTTTACAGCTGTAGATTTTGCTGATAAAAAATTTATGGTAACAAGTGTACCTACTCCAACAACAATTACTATTACAATGCCTTCTAATGAAACAGGTAGTGGTGCAACAACATCCGGAGGTATAGATTATTATCAATATTATAGTGTCGGACCTGCTGATCAAATAGGAGCTTTTGGTTGGGGTATATCTTTGTTTGGTGGTAATATATTAGGTTCACTTATAACAACTTTAAACGGATCATTAGCAGATGATGCTAATGGTAATAATGGTTCAGCTACAGAAATTACATTAGCTAGTACAGCAGGTTTCCCATCATCAGGGATAAACTATATTCAAGTAGGTGGAGAAGAAATATCTTACACAGGAATTACAGGATTAAAACTAACAGGAATTACAAGAGCAGTTAGAGGATCAACAAGATCATCACATTCTAATGGTGCAACAGTAACTAATTCATCTTCATGGACAGGTTGGGGTTCACCTGCAGCGAATACTGACTCAGTAACGGATCCTGGTCTATGGTCCTTGGACAATTTAGGTACAACTTTGATTGCTTTAATTCATAATGGTGAGTGTTTTGAATGGGATGGTGATGCAGCAAACGCAACAGCAACTCGTGCTACTATTATAGCAGGTGCACCAACAGCATCACGTGACATGTTAGTATCAACACCCGATCGTCACTTAGTATTCTTTGGAACGGAAAGAACGATTGGAGATAAAACATCACAAGATGATATGTTTATAAGATTTTCATCTCAAGAAAATATTAATGACTATGCTCCTACAGCTGAGAATAGTGCGGGTACACAGAGACTGGCCGCCGGATCACGGATCATGGGTGCAACACTTGGTAGGAATGCAATCTATGTTTGGTCAGATACATCTTTATTTACAATGAGATTTGTAGGAACTCCATTTACATTTGCCTTTGAACAGGTAGGTACTAACTGTGGATTGATAGGACAGAATGCAGCTGTTGAAGTTGATGGTGCTGCTTATTGGATGTCTGACAATGGTTTCTTTAGATATACTGGTAAGTTAGAATCAATGGATTGTTTGGTTGAAGATTATGTTTATGATGATCTTAACACAACATCTAATCAATTAATTTACTGTGGTATAAATAACTTGTTTGGTGAGATTACTTGGTTTTACCCAACATCTACATCTAATAATGTTAATAGAGCAGTGTCTTATAGTTATCTAGATTCAACAGCAAAAAGACCTATATGGTTTACTAATGCAAGTGGTTTATTTCCCAGAACAACATGGCAAGATTCTGCTGTATTTGGATTACCTCACGCAACACAATACAATCCAGACGTTGATACATCGTTTGATGTAATTGGTAACACTGATGGAACTACGATTTATTTTGAACATGAAACAGGAGTTAATCAACAAATAGCAGCTACAGCTGCAACAGCAATTCCTGCTAATATTACATCTGGTGATTATGATATTACACAGAAAGTTGTAAGAGGGGCAGCAACTAACATGGCTGATCTTAGAGGGGATGGTGAAAACATAATGAGAGTTAGTAGAATTATACCTGACTTTATATCTCAACAAGGAAACGCAGTTATACAATTAGATTTAAGAAATTATCCTAGTGATGCAGCAGTCAGTTCATCTCTTGGACCTTTTACAGTATCGTCTAGTACTACAAAAGTAGACACTAGAGCAAGAGCTAGAGCTATAGCTCTTACAATATCTAACACAGCTGTTGATACTACTTGGAAACTTGGAACTTTTAGATTAGATATACAAGCTGGAGGAAGAAGATAATGTCAATTACAAGATTACAACAAGCTAGACAAATGTATGCACTAGGTAAACTAGTTGAAAGAGTTGGATTTCAAGGTGGTGGGAGAGATGCTGGCGCGGGATCAGGTTTTGGTGATGGACCATCTAGTAGTGACGGAGACGGACCTTCAGCAAGAGATAAACATATGGGTGCTTTAGGTAAAACTGGTAAGGAAGATAAATCTTTAAGCAGCGGGGGTTCTGGAATAGATAGAAGTAAAGTTAGTCAATTTTCTACATATGGTCAAAATGTAATGAATCAAAATTTAAAAGGACCAAGTGCTTTCTCAAACATAGTAGGTGGAATAAAAAATTATGTAACAAGTGGCGGATTAATTGGTATGGGTATTAGAGGACTTACAAGTTTAGCTAATAAAGTAACTGGACCTAGAGCTGTTGATTATAATGATGGATATAATATGGCAAACATATCGGGACCAGTAAGCAGAGATTTTGGACCTGAGGATGGAGTTGGCGGTGATAATATAGATTCATATGTTTCAACAAATCAATATCCCATTATAGGAAATACTGAAGAAGAAGGTATTGCAACACTAGTAAATAACCCAGATTTTTTACAAAGATTTAGAGTAAAGAATCCATATCGACAAGATAAACAAGGTCAGTTAGACCCAGCAATTTTAGAAATGATAAGTAAGTTATATACATAATGGCAAAGATAGTACAAACATTAACAAGAGCAAGTCAAGAATATGATCAAGATATATCACAATCTTTGGTTAGAGATTTAGATGCTGTTCTTGAAAAACTTAATACAACGTTTCAAGAAGAATTAAAACAGGAGATAGAAGCTAGAAGCTTCTTTTTAGATTAATGGCAGTAGTAAACCAATATAAATTTGTAGGAATAGATAATGATACTACAGGAAATGCATTAGATGTTTTTCCAACAGGTCTACCTGCTGTTAATGAAACTATAGTTATTAAATCAATTCTAGTTACATCTGCACATAATAATGCTACTGTTACAGTTACAAATAACGGTATTACAGCAATTAAATCTGCTCCAGTAGTTGCAGATCAAACTTTAGAATTATTAACTCAACCGCTAATAGTTGAAGGTGGATCATCATTTACTATACAAGCAAGCACTGTGGATTCTTTTGATTTTGCAGTAAGTTATTTAAATATAAAAAAAGAGGTAACAACATAATGAGTGAGATAAGAATGTTAACACCCGATAAGATAATAACAACGATTAAGAACAAGAAAACAGG